TGTGGTTAACATAATCATAAACAAAAGCTTTACTTATTTCAAGCTGTTTGATAAACTCATAATAAATTGGATTGATCACCGGTTTAAAATTGGAAGTCATTCTTTCTTTAGATTTCAATGTTTTGCCGGTTTCATTGATTATAAAAACTTGCAAATTGTTTACTTTCCCGTAATACCTCCAATTATCCCGATTTATGGTAAATGGTTGTTGAAACCATATTAATGGAAATTTCATTGCAGCAAATTGGGCTGTTTGATCGTAAGCTGCTAAAGTTTCCCTCAATTCTGTAATATATCCATATTGATAATTTAAAACAGGAAGGGCCAAAGCTGTTTTTACAGCTAAAACCACTTTTTCCATTTCGTCAACTAAGATATAAGGAGGATTATTCATTAGATACCTAAATAATTTTTATAAGTAAATAACTCTTTATCCTGAATTACAAAAGCATATTGAGGGTATAACTGAACATTCATAACCAAAAATTCATTCAATGCAATATTCTCTTTTACCATTTCATTCCAACCATCATTCATTTTTTTTTCTGGGGAAACATTGATTGCTAAACTTGTCTTTTTTTCGCTGCTTCCTGTTGTAAAGCTGTCATTGTCTTTTATATAATGATAATACACAAAGTTTGCAATCAGGCTTCTTTTAATGGTTCCTGAAGTAAAGGCCAAACCTACCCATTTGGTAAGTTGGCCATTTAAATCAGTATATTCTTTACCATCCCTGATATCTTTGTAAATCTGTGTACTAGCAATTATTCCGGCTTTGTAGTCTTTAAAAAGACTGTAACCCAATAACCGGTTTAACAACTCATCTTCTTTTTTTTCAATTGCAGCATTCAAAGAAGCTGTAACTTCAGGCTGTGAAATTTGAGCAATTTTAAGATCCCCAAAAAAATATGATGTATCAATTGTTGGCATTATTTAACTTTCTTTTCCTTTTTTACTGTAGTGTTATATTCTGCAACCTTATCCAGGTGAACCAAATGAGAAGCCAAAAGACTATCACAAAACAAAGTTTCACCCTTTTTTTTAGTCGCAAAATCAACTATAAATATTACCTCTTTCATAAATATTAGGTTGCTAATGTTACTAATGCAGCAGAAATTGAAGTAACCTTTTTCCATCCTGTTTGATCAACAGTCCTGATTAAAAGATTTAATCTTTTCCTTGCTTTCATTGTCATCATATCAGTTGACCAATCAGCCCCATCATAACCGGTAGCAACGTAAAACCCTGGTTCTTCGTAAATCTTACCATAATTAGAATCCCCAATGATCATTGAATTAGCAGTTACTGCATTACATTCTAAAATAGAAATTCCATCAACGTTTTGACCTCCTACAGTTGCAAAAGGGGGCATAACATAGTTGTTTTGTGTATCCTTTTTAAGCTTCATTTTGTTGATATCAACAATATTCATTAAAGCAATATTTGGGCTATATTTTGAACCACCGGCAGCGGAAATTGATTCATACACCTTAACAATTAGATCGTAAATATTAGCATCTGTAATACCACTAGCGGCAGCGGTAAAAGTTCCCACCTGGGTTAACAAACCGGCTATATTTGGAGCAACTCCGGAAGCATTGATTAAATCAGTATCAATTTTTAACAAAACATCATTTTGCAAAAATGTTTGTACTTCAGCGGCAAACATTGCACTATCATAAACAAATTCTTCAGACATTGGAATAGAAACACCTACTTTTTGTAATGCCAGGGTATAAGTAGCCCATTTTGCAGTTGATTCAGGAAATGCGCCAACTTCAGCAATTGCAGCAGCGGCCCTAACTTTTGTAGCTTCATCCCAATCCACATAACGAATTACCCCGTTATTGTCTTTTCCTACCGGTACTTTTTGAAAAGCATCATAAACAGTAAGTTTTCTAGTTGCTAATTGACCAATTGAAGGTAAATCCATAACATTGGGATTACCAACAACACTTGCACGAACTGCATCGGCTTTAATTACAAATTCAAAGCTTTTCCCTTTATCCTTTGCACTTTTTTGAATATTTACTTCATTGGCTTTAACAACATCATAAATTGTTTCCAATTTTGTGGTTTTAGATCCCTGTTCTTTGATTACATTAACATTTTCAACTAATTCATCAAATTGGGCTTTTGAAATTTCAGATTTTGGCATTTCAATTTTTGAAATTGAATCTTCAATTAATTGTTTAGTTGCTGAAGCTTCAAAGTTTCTTTTTTCAACTCCGTAAGCATCTCTTTGCTCGGCAGTCATTGCGGTTAGATCCGCTTCTGTTTTAAATGTGAACATTTTTTAAAATAAATTTGGGTTTATAATATTTGTTACTTTTTGAGTGGATTGCTCCGGCTCTATAATTAGAGTGGATTGCTCCGGCTCATTTTTATTTTCTTCAATTGATTGGGTTGGGGTATATCTGTTTGATCCCCTGGTAACTGCGCTACCTTCAATAATTTTTGCTTCCGTTACTGCAAAAAAATAACCTAATGAATCTGCTTCATCTTTGTTTGCCACTTCTTTATAATATTTATCCCAATTGCCTTTTTCTTCAGTATATCTTTCATCATCAACACACATATTAATTTTTACGTACATCATACCAACACTATGATTTCTTACATATTTGTTTAAATATTGATCAAACATGAAAGGATTTCTTTTTTTACTAATTATAGCATCATAAATTAAAGCTTCTGTATTACCTTCAAATGGTGCATTAATTTTATTCCAGGCTATTTTTTTGGTTGATGCAATTATATTATCTGATATAATGCCTGAAAAAGAAAATTCATGTTCCTGGCATAAATAAAAAATATTGTTTTCTAATAATGATTTTTTCCATAATCCAGGTATATGAACATCATTATGAGAATCCATTACATTGGTTGTATTTATTATTAATTGGGCCTTTAATTCTGTTATTTCAACATCTTCAATATCTTCAGGCCCATTATTTAATAAGCCTTTATTAGTTGTACTTCTTTGATCAATTGGGAAAATTGCCGGGGCAGTTATAATTGCATCCGCATATTTAACAGCACTTTTTTTTGCAGCTAAAACAGATTTTTTATTTTCAATTAACCAATCAATTGTTAATTCTTTACTTTCTAATAATGGAACCATTTTTAACAACTTTATCTTTTATTGATTTAATTTCTTTAATTTCCTTAATTGTCAATTTTTTAATCATTGTGAAGTATTTAGATTATTTTTTGGATCAATAATTTTTTCACCGGTTTTAAAATTTAGTTCTAAATATTTATTTGCTTCTTCCAGGCTTACCCCTTGATTTAATAAATTGCTGAAGGTTTGAATTTTTATTAATTGCGTTTTTGCGTGTTGTTCTTCAAAAACTTGCATAAATGGCAAATGTGACCAATCAATAACTAATTTTTTATCTGTATAACTAAATCGTTTTCCTAACTTTTGTAAAAAATCATTTCCTTTAGGTTGAAGGGTATAAGAAACATGAGAAGCCCGGGCCTTTTCCTGGTTTTCGTAAGTAGCTGAAGCATAAGCTTCTAAAACATCCCGGGGTATGTTAAACATATTTCCGATTAAAAAATAACTACTTAAATAACTTTCATCCAGGGCTAAATTTTGAAGATTTTCAACAAACCTTTTAATTTCAATCATAGATTTAACAGCATGAACTTTTTTATTTCCGTTCATTTTTGTTTCTATATCTGTTTTTTCTTCAAAGGATAGCGGAAGTTTTGAAATATCATTGGGGTTTTGAGTACCAGCAACTAAAAATTTACCGGAATATTGGGTATTAATATTTTTTGCATCCAATGCAGCTTCAGAATTACTTATAATTTTATAAATAGCATCAATTCGGCTATTACCTTTGAACCAATTTCCGGTTCCATTGGTAAGATCAGTAATACAAATTATTTTGGAAAGTGGAATTGATAAAGTGGATCCATCTTCATATCGGTAAATTATTGAAGTATCAAAAATTTCCTTTTCTGATTTTTTAGAAAATAATAATTTATCCTTTTTATTTTTAAAATTTTGGGGCCATTCTATTTTAGAAGATTCTAAGAAGTAAATTTTATTAGTTGAATTATCTATTATATTACTGTCAACATAGCAATAAGCATTGCCGAGCATTGACCAAAACATAAAATCCCAAAGTAACTGCGAAGTTGACTGATAAGGATTAGGATTAGCCAAAAGATTCAATAAAGGATCTTCAAAGATTTCTTTATCTTTTGAAAAAAGTTTGATTTTACCCAGGGAAAATAAATCACATTGTAAAGCAAATATTTTTAGAAGGGCCGGGGATTGGAAAACAGCATTAATTTTTTGAATTTCCCGGCTGTAATCATTGAATTGAGGGGAAACAGATAAAATGTTAGTAATAGGTAAAAAACCATCAGCATCAAGCTGCGGCTTCATTGTAGTACCAAATAAACCTGTAAAAAAAGACTTAAAAGTATTAGCCAAATTGTATTGAATGGCTGCTATTATGCAGCAAATTCAAGTGGAAAGATAAATTGAATATTAATTTAAGTTAATATTAGTTATCCCAATTAAAGAATTAAAATGTTAATAGTAATTAAAAGCAGTATAAAATAAGGTAAAATTTAAATAGTCGGTTCAAAAAAACCTTTTTTTAAAGCTTTATCAACTTGTCTTTTTAAATCTAAATATATTGATATTGAAGATTCATCATTTACTTTAGCCAACATTTCAGATATATGAAGCATCAAAAAATTTAACTCAATTTGAAGTATATTTAATTTTTCAGTTAAATCTAATTTACCTTCATTTTTTTGCAAATTTGGATCAGTTTTTTGTAAATAATATTTTTCTAATAATTTATAAAATTTATTTGTACCCCCATTTGATAAATTCCTAGTAATAAAAAGCGGTGCATAACATAAATCCTTTTCAATGGTTTTGCGTTCAAACCCTAATTTTTTTAGTTTTAATAATATTTCCTTCGTTTTTTCTTTTAGTTCCATTGAATTGGGTATTTGTGTAACAAGGGGGATTATCTATTTTAATTTTTCTATTAATTTTTCTTCTAATTCTTCAATTTTTAATTTAAGTATTTTATTTTCTTTAAGTAAATTGATAACTAAATTTTCTAAATCAGTATGTATTATTTTAGATCTTTCAAATTCAGGAATTAGATCTAATTTACTTTTTTTGGATAATACTTTTTCCAAAGCATTTTTAAATGATTTTTTCATAAAGTAAGAATTTAACTATCTAATACCTGTCAATTTGAATTATTTTTAAAGTTTTCATATTTCATTTTTTTTATTTAAATAATGGATTAATAAACCAATTTGTCATAAGTGTATTTCTGCATAGAATAATCATCCGGATATTCTTTAACTGCTTTTGTTTTAGCTGCTAAATTTGTTACCTTATTCATATAATTAAAATCTGCTAATTGCTTATCATAGGTATATTGCTGCATTGAATAATCACCAGGATATTCATTAATTGAATATTCTTTAATTAATTTATTAGCAACTGATTTCATGTAATTATATGATGCTAATTGCTTATTATAAGTATATTGCTGCATTGAATAATCAATGGGATATTCAGTTTTTGCAAATTCTTTAATTTCATTATTTAAAACTGATTTCATGTAATTATATGAAGAAAATTGTTTTTTAAATACATAGTCTTGCATTTTTACATCATCAGGATATTCATTTTTGGCAAATTCTTTTATTTTTTCTTCAATGGTTTGTGAAAACAAATTATTAACTGTAAAAATTACAATTAAGAAAATCAATATTTTTTTCATAACTAACTATTTAATTTTTCATACAACGAACAGAAAAGCCCATTTTGTTGGAAGAAGATTCCCGGCCTAAAAAATTGTAATCAGACATTAAATAACGATAATATGCTAATCCATTGACATAATCAGTTGAAGAAGTCCACCAATAGCCATAATTTCCAATATTTTCAAAAGTTCCGTTACTTAATCTATATCCTCCAGGCAAACCATTAAAATTTGATACATTCGAATTTTCTTTATTTTTCCAACCTGTAACACTTTTTAATTTGGATCCAAGTAAATCAAAAACCAAACTGTCTTTAAGTGTAACCGGTATTTTAACAGTATCACTAAATTGATTTGTAAATTTTGTAAATTCTAAATCTGTAGGGATATAAAATCCTTCGGGTGCTAAACCTCTAGGATCATTTACTGCAAAAAAATTGTACAATTTGCCAAATTTGCTTCCGTTTAATTCTTTATTTTCATAATAACACCAACCTGGTATTTTATTTTTACAAAGCCTTATCCAAGCTGTATCTGAAGAAGCTTCTTCAATTTTATCCCCATTTTTAAATTTGCTTACGTTTAAATTTTCGTTTGACCAGGTTTGAGAGTAGCTTATAAAACTAATTATAAGCCCTATAAATAATAGAAAGTTTTTTTTCATTTGAGTAGGTTATGAGGTTTAAAAATTGAAGTTAATCATTTATTGAATAGTTAATGAAAAACTTTAATTTATTAATAATTTTGATATTTTTTATTAAAAATTGCAATTTTTAATATTTCACCTGGGTAAATCCTGGTTAGTTTTTGATATAAAGAAGCCCCCATAGAAATGGGGGCCGTTTTACCTCTATGAAAACCTACTGCATTTAAAATATTATAAATTGTTCAAAATCACCAAATCCACCAAACCCACCTTTTTAACCACTAAACCCACTTTTAAAAATTTAGATTTAATTAGTTATACATTTTTTATTATTTCCTGACTGAAAAGCATCTGTACACAATAAGCAATTGCATCAATTGAATGATTATCCTGATCAACCGGATTTTCTAACATTACCCCAAAACGATCTTTAGCATAACAATAATTAAGCTGTTCGGCTTCAATATTTTTAGAAATATCAGTATAATAAATATTTAACCCTGATAATAAACCGATTCTGTCTAATAATTGGGTTTTTCCTCCAACTGCAACTGCATATTCCCAACCCGACCTTCTAAGGGATCTAATTTTATTGGGCCGGTTATTATCACAAACAATTAAAGCATTTTGTTGAATTTGTAACCGGTTAAATAACCACCCAATTAATCCTTCGCTTTTTTCCCCATCTGCTTCAATAATTTCAGTTGATCTAATAGAATGAAGCTGTTGGGAAGATAAATTTCTTTCAATTTCATTTTCAGAAGCATAATTTAATTCATGTACATATAAATTACCATCATGGTATTTTACTTCAACAATTGCAAAAGGATCAACTTTCCCCCAATCACACCCATAATAGGGTTGTTTTTCAATTTGTAAATAATCTTCATAAGGGATAGGATTCCAGGTATAAATCCGGCCTTCAACCTGGCCTATTTCCCCTAATCCATAAACTTGCCACATATTAGCCCAATACTGATTTATTAATTTGCCATCCTGATCATATCCTTTTGTTTTGTATCTTAAAATTTCGCTTTTTTCTTCATTGCTTAAATATTCATTATCTGAATAGGTAAGTTTTAAATAATCACAATCATTACGGGATTGAATTTCTGTATGAAACCAAAACTTTTTATTGGGGTTAAAATCAATAAAAATTTGTTTGGCTCGGCTTGTTAATTCCCGGTAGGTATCAAAATTTACTTTATTGGCCTCATTAATATACGTAATATCTGATCTTAGCCCTTTGCCTATATCTTCTTTATCTAATCCAATAAACTTTATAAAGGATCCATTTTGAAACCGGTATAAAGTACCATCAACAAAACTGTTTTTATCAAAAATTTTTAAACTCTTTAGGATATTCAAAAAATCTTTAATAACTGTAATTCTCATTTTAGAAAGTTCATCACTTGCAATAAAGATTTCTTTGTTTTCATTTCGGGCAGCATGATTAATTAATAATAGAAGAATAGCAAAGGTTTTACCGGCCCCCTGGCCCCCTTGTACTCCTTTAATCCTTTTTTTAAGGATGCAAATTTTACGAATTGCTGTTGTTTGTTGTATCATTTTGAATTTCAGAAAGTGGATCAATGTTTAAAACTTCAAAATTTGCGTTAATCTGCATTATTTTAGTTGGGGAATAATCCCCTTCCATTTTGTTTAATTCTGCAATCGCATTTCTGCGATCTGAATAATCCGGCTGGGAATCAACCTGAACTATTTTACCATTCAATAAAAAAGGTTTTTTAATGATTAATTCCCCGGTTGCAATATTTGATAAAATTTCTTTTCTTTGATCGGTATTTATTATAAATTTTTCTAATGATTCAATTGCTTTTTCTTCAATTATTTTTTCTTTTTTCTTTTTAATCTGTTGATCTAATTTAAATAATTCGTTTTTTGCTGCTTTAATATAATTAAAAGCTGTTCTTTTAGTAAAATGAAATTTGGTGCAAAATTCAGAAATTATAATATCGGTTGAAATACCCTGATTTAACTTATCAATAACCTCATTTATGATGATTAGTTTATTAGGTTTATACTTTTCAATTGTCATTTATCATTTTATTTAATTATGGTTTAATATTAGAAGTAATTCATTTAAAAATTGAACCCTATGTTTTCGTTCTACTTTTTGGAAAATTAAACCCCTCCAAATAAGATTATTAACTAAAGAAGATTTTTTTAATTTACCGGCATTTGATAATTTTTTTCCCATGTTTTATTATTATTTAGTAACAAGCTAATTAATCCCGTTTTTTCAAAATGTTCATAACAAAGTTTTTTTTCCTTGTCAGTAGGTTTTCTAAATGAAATAACTGAAATATCAATTAAATCCTGAAATTGATTAAAAGGAAAAAGATCATTCATAAAAACCACCACTTCAATGGTTAAATCAATTTCCAAATCTTCAATTAAATTTTTATCAAGTTTAAAAACTAACATTTCATTTTTGACTAAAATATATTTACCCATCCTTATTTAATATTATTTCTAATTATGAATAATTCATTTATAACTTTAATTGTATTCAAAGTAATTTCATCATTAATGGTAATAAAATCTTCAATTAAATTAATATTGTGCATTGCAGTTGTATGATCCTGTTTAAAAACATATCCTATTTCTTTTAAAGTTAGATTGGTTTTTTTTCTTAGGAAATAACATATCATTTGCCTGGGTTTTACAAATGTTTGTTTTCTGTTTTTTTTTAGTAATTGGGCAAATTCAACATCATAGTATTTACATATTTTTGAAATAATAATATCAACAGAATAATAATTATTCATTCCAACTATGACATAAGGGCTAAAAGTGTACATTTATTATGTTTTAAAAATTTAGATTATCAAATTCATAAAATTTCATTTTAGCCCCATCAAAACCAATTTTAATATCATTAATTTCCCCATCCCTCCATTTTGCTATTATAATATCTGCTTCATTAATTGTTGAATTTCCATCCGCATTTAATAAAATTCCACTCATGTAATCCCTATGTAAAAAAATAACTCCATCTGCATCCTGTTCTAATGATCCTGATTCCCGTAAATGGTGCAATTTTGGTTTTTTGTCAGGGGATTGTTCTGAAGTCCTATTTAGTTGGGCCAATACAACAACAGGTATATTATTATCTTTTGCTAATAATTTTAAACCCCGGCTAATTTTAGAAACTTCCTGTTCTCTATTATAATTTTTGTTGGTATTGTCTGAATCTAAAAGCTGTAAATAATCAATATAAAGAATATCAATTTTACCCTTTGTTTTTAGTTTAGCAACTTTTGCTTTAATATCTGATATGTTTACTCCGGTAGAATCTGAAATTTGAATTGGTAAACTTGTGATTTCATTTAATTTTTTATAAAAGTGATTTTGTTGATTAACTTCTAACTGATTTCTATAAATTGAATGATAATTAATATCTGTAGAAAGGGAAGCAATACGGGCAGCAATTTGGTTGTTTGTCATTTCTAGTGATATAATAGCAACTTGTTTGTTATCTAAAGCAGCCATTAAAACCATTTTACCCATAAAGGCCGACTTTCCTACTGATGGCCTAGCCCCGATAATATACATTCCCCCAGGTTGAAGCCCACCGGTCATAAAATCCAATTTTTTAAACCCGGTTGTTAATCCTGATAAAGATTTTCCTTTTACTTCACCCATGTGATAGGATAGATTAACTAAAATTTCATCAAAATTTTTAAAATCATCAACTGTTATTTTTTGTTTTAATTTAAATAAATCAGTTTCCAATTGAGAAACAGCATTTAAACCATCTGTTTGTTTTAGTCCTGATGTGGTTAATCTTATAACTTCTCTGTTTATGTACATTTCCCGAAGTAATAAACAATAATATTCTAAAGCTGCTGTTGATGTTACAGATCTAGTAAGCTGCGAAATGTAATGGGCTGTATTAGGGTTTTCAGGTGATTTAAAGCCCTTTTTTTCTAAAGACAACAAAGTGGTAAGGTGATCTATTTGAAGCCCCTTTTGCCATGTTTCTGCAATTGTCAGGTATATTTCTTTATTTGCCAGGTTCCTGAAAACATCCTGATCAATAATTTTAAAGGTTCTGCCAAATGCAGTTGGTTCTAAAATAATAGCCCCCAAAATTTGCATTTCTAGGTCGTTGCTGTAATGCACATTTTTAATTAGTTCCTTCATTTATTTTTTTTAACCTGTCCTGAAATTGATCTTCCTGATGTTTTTTTGAACTTAGCCGAAGGTTTTTAATAATATCTTCCATTTTATGATCATCCGGGTGCGGCTCCCTGGGTTTGTATTTTAAAATCATTTCATCAATATGGGGTTTTGGGAAAGGATCAATTATTGGAGGGGGATTATTTTTCAAATTGTTTTTTTTCCAGGCTTCAACAAAACCGGGAACCAAATTTTGAAAATTGATTATTGGGGATCCTTTGTAAAACCATCCTGTTGATTCGTTATTTTCCCAAAACTTTTTCGCCATTTCTTTAGTTCCATCATTTTTTAAAAAGATTTCCCAAACTTGCTGCTTTGTAGGGGGGATTGGTTTTCTGAATAAATTGGAATCTGTTAAATTGGGAAGCTGAATTTGCTGTTTTACAACTTCTTCAATTTTATTTTCTTCTTTATACTCTTGTTTGTATTGTTTGTATTGTTTGTATTGTTTTATTATAGGTGCTGTGCTTGTGCGTTGCCCAGGCTTTAGCTTGTGCGTTGCTGAAGCCTTTTTTGCATAGGCAGAATTTAAAGAAATTACTGTTGCTGAATGCTGATTTATAGATTTTTGGATAATTTTAATTAGGCCCCAATTAACTAAATCTTCAAAGGTTTTAGTAAAAGTTCGATTGCTTTTAATGCCTAAAATGATCATTGTTTGTTGCCTGGGTAATGCCAATTTTAACTGCCAATTAAGGGTATTACATAATTCAATTAAATAAAAATACATTGCTGAATGATTGGTATTAATTAAATCAGGGTTTTGTTTACAGAACAAAAACCAATTTTTTGTAAGATCGTAACCATTTAATTTTTTCATTTAACCCAATTTTGCAGCTTCCATAAATGGTTAGTTTTGCCATATCTTTCAACCTTAAAATTGGGGGTTTTTTCAAGTAATCCACGATCTGTTAAATTGGTAATTGCCCTTCTAATTGAAGTAATTGGAACCCGGGGATTATGTTTTTCGTACTTTTCCAACACTTCAAAGGGTGTTAACTTTCGTTTTGAAATAATTGATAATATCAATGATTCCTGGGGAGTGCAATTACTTTGCATTTTTAGAAGATCCTTTTGTTTCATTTAATAATTTTTTATAAAAAAAATAATTATACCTGGCCACCCAGGGTATCGGGTAGATCAATTTATGATCACACTTTTTTAGTAGGATTTCTTTAGTATTAGAGGGAATTAAAATCTGTGTTATTCTTTCAACTTCTTTTTTTGTTCTTTTTAATTTCATTATCAATAAAATAAATTGTGATCCAGGCAAAAAATATTGAAATGAAAAAAATATAAACTAATATTAAAACCATAATAAATAATTTTATTTTTCAATTAATTCAAATTCAATCCTGGGATTTATTTTATCAATAAATTTTTCAGCAGTTATTTTAATACATAAATTATCATTTTTGATTGCCTTACAGGTTTGCAAACAATCCAAAATGCACTTTAAACAATTATCTAAATCAGATTTATTTGAAGGAAAAAAGACATTCAATTTAATTTCAAATAAACCTTCTATATTTTTATTTCTGTAATAATTACATTGAAGCTCAAAACTTTTTTCATACTCTTTTATTTGGCTTGATTTTGCCAAACTACCATGCCCATTTTTTTTTATTATCCGGTAATTATTGCTTTTACTAGGTGTATTACCGATAATAATTTGCTTCATTAGGCTAGTTTATACTTGTTTTTATTTATTTTCTCTAACAATTCCATTAATTGATTAATTCCATCAATGAACCCTATTGATTCATCTGAATTTTTACCGGATTTAATATAATTAGTTACTAAAGCTTCTAATTGTTCTTTTGTTACTAACATAAAAATTAATTTTAGTTAAACTTCAATTTTTTCAATTTCTGCATAAATCAAATTCCACAAATGAAATTTTTCAGGGTTATCAATATTTTCCATTATTCCAACTTCAGCAGCTACCAAAGCACTTTTTTTTGCATACAATTGGCCATTATTGGTATTGATAAAGCTGTTTAATTCAAACAACTGTTTTGCTTTTGCTTTTGCAAATAAGATAACGTTGTTATTATTAGTTGAATAAGTCATAACATTAGGTTTTAGTTTAATGAAATATTAACTTTCATGGGTTGAACTTCAGCCACATTTTTAATTTTTTCTTTTTTGATGTTTTTATAATCAATTAGCATTTCCCCGGCTTTTAAAACATTGGCTGTTAAAAGATCTTTATCAGCCTGGGGAACTTCAAACCTTATAATATGTAAATGATTGTAATACCCATTATCATTAATAAAAGGTAATTCCCCATCATTTGCCATTGCAATCCAATAATGTTTGTTTAATTCAGAATCGGGAACCCGTTGGGCCATTTGTCTTATTTCCGGCAGTTCGCTGTAAAATGGAACATATACAATCAATTCAGCAAACCGGGAACCGGTAATTACTGCATTGCTTACAAGCTGCCAATAATACTTTTCGCCATCTTTATGGTTCTGCCTTACTTCTTCAATTGTATTGCAGTCAGCAAATTGACAAAATGATTTAAGGGTAATTGGACATTTAATATCAATAATGGTTTGTCCTTCATCGTACTTAATACCATCTTTAGAACCGGCCCAAAATGGAATATTTGGGTGCAGATCTGTTTCAGTCGAAGAAAGAACATATTCCAGGCCCAGGATATCAAAAGCCCTTTTTTCTAAAAGTTGGCCCCATGTTAAGGGCCTAGCTGAAGAATCATCCGTTAGGGATCTGCCTAATTTTCTTTCAAAATTGGTTTCTTCTATGTAGGTAATGGCCGGTTTCCCGAATCCATCCTTTTTGATGTTAACAGTCATTAAAGCGGCTATTTCGCTGCTCGTAAAGTTTCCGATTCTGTCAAGGTTGTTATTCATAGTAGGTAGGTTTTATTTTGTTGATAAAAGTTTGTTTAATTTATAGTAGGATTTTTCTTCTTTGTTGGTTAATATTCTTTCAGAATGTTTTAATTCATCTTCGGTTAAACCTTCTTTTTTAAGGTTAAACAGGGTTTCAATATCTTCTAGGGTAATAGTGTCAACTTTAATTTCAAAAAGTTCTTTAACTGTACTTTCCCCGTTTTTTATAAGAGTTGCCATCCCTCTTAAAATATCCAATTTGTCTAAATCAATATCATCCACTTTTTTAATTTCCAAAACTTCACATATCTGTTTGTCTGTAACTGATAAGCTATGTAAATAGGAAATTGCTTTTTCCCTCCGTTTAACCAGGGTTTCGGCTGTACCCCTGGCAACTTCTTTAGTTTTTTCATACACTTCATTAACCAGGGCTGAAGGAACCACTTTAAAAACTGCATTTCGGTAAGCAACTGCACAAGCGGCATTACCGGTCACAACTTGCATATCTTCGTTATAGGGTTTTCCAAAACGATCTGTAATTTTTCTTTTAACTTCAACTTGAACTGAATAATTAGTTTCTAAATCATGACAATACCCCTGGGCTGTAATTGTTTTGCCATCATTGGCAATTACCCTGGCCCCGGCCCTAATATTGCCAAAAGAACTACAAACAATTTCAGCTAGTCGAACCGTTGGCCCTTCTAATGATTTACCCCCCCTGGGTAGTGCATAGCTGCAACTAGCGGCCACTTCTTCGCTTATGGTAGCTATACTCATAGCCCGATCAATAAACATTTTTAGTGATCTCGGATAAGCTTTTGCAGTTGAAATTTGTATATCAATTTCAGCTTTAGTAATTACTGAAAGGGCTGATTCAGCAATAATTTCAACTTTTTGGATTTCGTTATTGTTATACATTTTGTTTAATTTTTGGGTTAGTAGTTTTATCAATTATATTTTTTAATGCTTCATAGTTTAGTTGTAATAATACTTCAGAATAAGATTGTATTAGTCGGGCTAAAATTCTTTTATATTTATTGATCATTTCAATAATATCTTTTCTTTCTCTAAATAATTTAATGGGAGCAAAAATGTTGTCTGTATGATCGTATTCAAAAAGATATTGTTGTTGTTGATCAATCCTTAAATTAGCCTTATCAATCATTTCTATTATAACGATCAACCGGGATAGTATATTACTAGATTTATAGGTTTTCATTGTTATAAGTTTAGCAGATTCGTTTAAATTCTGATTCGTTTAATTCGGTATAATTTTCATCATTTACTAAATAATCAGGGTAAACAGTAAAATCAAAAAAATTATGCTCCATGTTTCCGTTTTCCATTTCATAGCGGACAGCTTCAATTCCATATTTATAATATAAATCGCAGATTTCCTTTCCATAAAGAAAATAATAATGATTTTCTTTTTTTGTTGTTTGGGTAGTGGTAGGATTTGTTTTCATATTAGTAAGTTTTTATTTTATGAACTTTTTATATAAGTAACATTTTTTCTAAAAAGATACCTGGCAATTTGTTCATCTGTTACAACACTTGTTTTAGTTTTTTTATTAACTATTTTTTGAAGTAAATTTTTAGATGACCTGTATTTCATTTCTGCGTTTTTTATCATTCCTTCAGCAATAGAAATTTCTTCTAGGGCCTGAATAATAATATTATCAATGTTGTTTGCCATTATTAAAGTTTTATTTCATTAGGGTTTTGCAGTAACCATTTTTCCAATTTTTCTTTTTCAAAAAATATTCTTCGGCCATTGGGCTTTGAATAGGGTAAAATATGATTCATGGTTAATTGATACATATAACCTTTTGTATAGCCTAAAAAGGCCGCTGCTTCATCCATGTTTAAAACTTTTTTTTCCATTTTGGTTTTTGTTTAGGTTAAAATTTTGTCAATAATTTGTTATTAGTTTGTCTTTGTTAATCTGATGTTTAATTTTACCTTTGAATTGTTTTTATATTGTTTTCAAACCTTAATTATACGCAAAGTACAAATAAAAGTCAAATAAACAAAGTTTTGTCAAGTTTTTTAACAAATTTTTTGAATGAGTGATGAGATGAACGATAATAAAATTGAAACAATTAAATCAATACTCAAATTAAAGGGTGTTAGGTTCCCTGTGGCTACAATTGCGAAAGATTTAAAGGTAGATGCAGCATTAGTTTCTAATTACCTTAGTGGTAAAAAACAAATTTCAGACAAATTTTTTAACAAATTTTTGGCTGTATATGGGATAGAAGGGGATAAAGATATTGTAGCTAAAGATCAGGACTTAGGTAAAACAATAGGAAAAATAATTGAAGAAATAGCTAAATTAAGGTCTGAAGTGAACGTTTTAAATCAAACAATTGATCTTATTTTGTCTGATCAAACAAAGTCTGCATTATCAATTGTGTCTGCAACCCGAAGACAGGCCGTTCTAATGGAGGTTGAACATATATTGGCCGAACTACGTAAGAAAATGTAATTCCCTTTTTAATTTTCCTTTTAAGTTTCCCTTTTAATTTCATACAAACTTTATTATAAACGTAAATAAGCCGAATTAATATTTAATTCATAAGTTATAAAATATAACTTATTTTATGTATTTATTCGCTGTCGTAAAGTATATAAGGGATAATTAATAAAATTGAAGTCCTGGGGATATAAAAAAAATTTGTATAAAATTTTGGGCTGTTTCATGGATAAGTTTTTGTTTTTTAGTACAAAAATTATTACTGACTGTTAAACATAAACTTATTTTTATCAATAAATCAATATATATTAAAATTTCTTATAAAATATATAAAATATAACACTTTAGGGTAGTATTTATTATATATAAATATAAGGTTATATTAGACATTGAATTAAAAATTATTTAAATTCATTTTGTAATCCCTTTATTATTTTAGTAGTTTCTGATTCTGATGGAACTGTAGCTATAAATTCATTATTTACTTGCTTTAAAAGTTCTAATTTTCTTTGTTTTTTGTTAACTGTGTAAATTTCAGTTACCCTTTCATCTTCATGATTTCCCACTATTTGGGCTATATTTTCTTTATTATTAGTAGTAAGGGCATCAATTTGATCTAAATTCAAGTGTTTGAGTCTGTAAAGATTTGCTTCAATCGAAAATTGATCTTTAACTAGTTCTAGCCATAAATCAGAAAGGGTTTTTCTTCCAATAGGCTGTAATTCCCCCTTTGTATTATAATTATACCCTGGCTTTTGATCTTTTGCAAATATGTAAAAATCGGGGTTTGCTCCTTCTAGCAATTCAACCCATAAGGGCAAAACAATAGTTTTAATAGGCTGTATCACCCACCTGGGTTTTTTCCCCTTTAGAATTAAAGCTTTAAATTCCTGTTTATTTAAATTTACATCTTTAACCGGCACTCTTAAAAGTTCATTAATCCGGATCCCACTATGAAAGAATATTTGAATAAACCGCCAAAAATTATAATGATCGGTTTTTAGGGAATTAACTTTTGTTACTTGTTCAGGTTCTAGTATTATTTTTAATTTTTCTATTATAACTTTTTTAGGAATTTTTAAACAGGGGTTGTAATCCCTGGTTATTTCCCAGGTTATCATTTCTTCAAAAATTCTATGAATTTGCTTTAAGTGATGATTATAATTTTCGTTACTAAATTCACCGGATATTTTAATTTTAATTTTTTCAATTTCTTTTAAAATTAAAAGGATGTCTTTTCTTTCTATTTCTTTAATGTCAAAATCACCAAAATTTAAATTAATTATTGCAATTTTTAAAAATTTTACAACTGATCGAATAGTTGTTAATTGACTATTACTTACTTCTAATTTTGAAAATGCTAAATCAATTGCTTCATTAAAAGTTTTAAAGTTTGTATCTTTTATAACTTCTAATTCTTTAGCTGTATTTTCTACAGGGTTAAAATTTTCTTTTTCTAATTGAAAAATTAAACCTTTAATTATTTTTTTAACTGCTTCCCTTCTTCCTTTTAATGTTTTATGTTCATTAAATTCAGTTTTTTTAATATACCTGGGATCCTTTCCGGGTACATAATAAGTATATTGAACCACCCATTTTTTTAAAAGTAATTCGGAACCCCCGGATTCCCAATTTTTCGGAACAACTGTTATTTTTGAATAACTGTTTCCATTAGGTAATATAGTCTTCATATTACTAGGTTTATTGGTAAGATTAGATAGGTTTACAAATGCAAAGATAATCTAATGAAGTAATTTTGAAGGTGAAAATTTTACTAAAATTTTACTAGGTGATTTTTTACAATATGTTTTTTGCAGATTTTTTTTAAAAAAAACCTTTAACAACAGGGCTTTTAAAAGAATTTTTTATTGAAAGCATTACCAATGCTGCATTTACGGGCATAAAAAAACCGAAACACTTTTGTATATTGTGTTTCGGCTTGTGGGAGTTGACGGGGTCGAACCGCCGACCCTCTGCTTGTAAGAAAGAAAATTTAACAAATTGAAAAATTATTTAATTGATTTTCAATTAGTTACATATTGTAAATTCTTTAATAAAATAGCTTTTGGGAAAAAATTTTACTAAAATTTTACTAAAATCTAGGTAAAAATTTAGTTCATTTTTTTAAAAATTATTAGGGTTAAACTGCACCCCAATTTTCAAAGAATTTATATAAATATAGTTCATTTTTAAGACTATTTATTAATAAAAAAACCCCTGTAAAAACAGGGGCTTTAAACTACTATCCACGAACATAACCAAAAAATTTAACCCCACTTTTTCCAAACAAACTGCATTTCCCCATATTTATATAAATGGGCTTCGGCCCTTCTTCTTCTTCCCAGGCCCCATAATAAGTTACCTAAACGATCTTTTAACCCGGTTCCTAATATTTCCTTTTCAATCCTGGGATCTAAAGGATCCAAATTTATTAATTCATCTAAATTAGTTTTCAGAAAATTCCCAATTCCCCGATTATAAACATAATCCACTAAAGCAGTACTTTGATTTTCGTTAAGCTTTACTTTTATATATAAATTCAGGTAATTTTCTATTGTTTTACATTCAATTTCCAACCAGGCTTGTGCTGTTTGCCTTGAAATAATATCAATAGACAAAACTTTTCGTTTTTTATCCCAATTATAAGTCGAACCATAACCAATTGTCCAAACTTTTCCGGAATCTAAATAAGCTTCGGCCCGGTAGCCTTCAAAATTTTCAATAAATGCTGCTGCTTTACTGTAATCAGGTATTACATTCATAATTTATTTTTTTAAAATTATAAGCCTAATTATTTTTAATAAATAAGGTATAATAAACCCCACTAAAGCGAAAATTAGCCATTTTATGACCTTATTTCTTTTGATCATACTTATAGCCATTTTTTCATTTTCAACCCTAGTTTTGGTTAATTCTGTATCTAGTACAACAATTTTAGAAAGATCTTCTATTTCCTTTACAATTGTAATTGTCTTTACCGGCAAATTAACCGGTACTTTTATTTTAATTTTTTTATAAATTAAAATGGTATCTATTACATTTAGTAAAGTAACTTTTTCAATAACAGAATCCGGGCAATCAATCCAAATTGTTGAATCTTTATAATTAACAATAGTATCTAATTTATTGATTTTACAAGGGAATTTATCCCTGGCAACTTTTGCAATAACTTCAGGATATTCATTATAAATTTTTTTGGTAAGTTTTTCAGCTTTATGCAAAGAAAAACAGCCCACTATATTAATGAATAATATAAGAAATACTAAATATTTTAGTTTTTTCATGTTGTTGCCTGGTGATCTTTTGCAAAAACTCCAATCATAACAATACCAATTGAAAAAACTAATTCCAAAGCATTTTTTCCCTGAAATTGCCCTGAATTATAAGCTTCCATTATAGCAGAAATTAAAATTGGTAATCCTGTAATTAAACCGGCTAAAGTAGTTTTGTAACTTTTCATTTTTTTTGTTTTAATTATTATGAATTTTAAATTTTCCCTTAATTGATTTACTAGGCCCTAAAGCTTCTAATATTCCGGCTTCAGGTCGGTTATTTATACTGTTGCCATAATAATCTAAAGTAAAGCCTAAGTAAGCCCCAAAATCAATTGCCTGGCTAGTAGCATTGGGGTAATAGTTCCATAATTCAGGATTTAAATTACTTACATCCGTAAAAGGGGAAATAGAAGTTATTAATTCATTTGAATTAATAGTATAATTAGT